ACCAATCATTTCTCTGATTTACATAGTTTTACAAAAGCAGATTGTATAGCGGAACCTGAAGCTTTATTTCGCAGGTGTCATGTATTGAATTTTGATAACGCTAGCTTTGTTAAAGGCAAGATGTTAGGATTTATTCAATACAAGAAGTTTGATCACTTAACACGCACGTGGGAGGAACAATTCATTGGTCCTCAATCTGATTGCAAAATGGAACCCAGATGCAGTCTAGGTAATGACAATAACACAATTGCGTGGGTTTCTTCGATGATAATTACATTTTTAGACAAACAAAGTCAACTATATGACATTAACAAGCTGAATGATACTGACGAACAAGAAATTGATACTTTAGTTGATTGTTTGATGAACGGAGACGAATCTGTAGTGAGTATTGATTCCCGCAAATTGCTGGAATTGAGAAGTCATTTAAATGAGGAGTATTTTGATTCTATAGAACCTCAGTCGTTTTCTTCTTTGTTATCAGAGATTTGTACTGACAACATAGAGATTTTCAAGGATTATTTTTCTTATTTTAAAACACATTTTATAGAAAATACTATTTTAGTTTATGAGACTATGAAGAGTACATTATCTGAAGACACTTACACAGGCGCTGCTATGAGAGGAGCGCTGAAAGGACTTGTAGGAACTTTGATTTCTTTTGCAGCTCAGCATATATGTGCATATTTCTTAGGTGATGCTAATCCAGATACTTTGACAGAACATTCGTTTAGACAGCAGAGTGTGAAAACATGGTATAGCGCCCATTCTGATTATGTACGTAAAACCATTCCATCCGCTATAATAGATAATAGCAATGATACTTTAAGTGATCTTGTAAACATGGATCATGAATTAGGAACTCGAATTTCATCTTTGAGATCAAAAATGAGAATTGTTGAATTAATTAGCAAAACTGGTTTTAAGAATGTAGCTCAAGGTATAGTTTCAGGAAGACGCATAATAGTGCAATGTCATTCATACGATACTACGCAAGGTGTGGCAAATATTTTTAGAGATTGGAATTGTTATAGTAATAATTCTTACGAATGCAATAACATTCCTTTTAAAATAGTAAAAGAGTGGCCTGAATATGACATGTCTATTATAGAGATAGACTTAGCAATTCCTATTTATAAAGATGCTACACATAGTTTATTTACAAAAGATTTAGACTTAGATGTGTCTTTTAATGCAAGAAAGATGTTTTTTATTAACGCACAAGCTGCTTTGAGTTTAGACAACAATTTTACTATTAATATGGATTCTTTCCAAGTGCAAAGTCCTGTGGTAAACAAGACTTACACGGTGATGCCTGGAGCAGGTATAGAATATTCTATCACAGCCCCTGGTTTATGTGGAAGTTTGTTAGTAGATGCAGAATTTGGTTTGTGCGGATTGCACGTTGCAGGAAGTTCTGATAGAGGATTTGCATTTGTTTTACCTAAACGGGTTTTGCGAGAGTTAAAGAATTTGTTAACATTTAGAGAAAGTCATCATTTAGAAATTAAGGATAACGTAGAGCCTGAGTATTCTGGTTTGAAATTATTTAACGATATTTTTCCTTCCAAAAGACCTTTAAACAAAACCTCTTTAAATAGGAGTGAATTGCATGACGTATTAACTGATGAGATAGCAGAAGTAGGAGAGAAATTACCTCCCAACTTTCTATCTCACGGGACTAAAACTTTAAATAAAATCGCTGCTAAATCTTTAAAACCAATTCCTTATATACCAGACGATGCGATACAATTCGGTAAGAAATGTATTCGGCGGTTCTTTATAGAGTTCGATGATCTATCAGATAAGGAAGTTATTAAGGGTATAAAAGAAGAAGATTTATCGGGTCTGAATAAACAATCCGTCAACGGATTTGGATACGAAAAAGATAAGACTCAATATATAGACTTCGATGAAGGAGTAGTTACAGAAAAATTTATAAGTATAATTAAAAATTTTCGTGAAGATTGTAAAAACGATACTACTAAGATTCAAGATTTATTGTTTTATGAGGCTTTTAAAGACGAGCTACGTCTGGAAGAAAAGGTAGACAAACCTCGTTCATTTAGAGTGGCTCCTTTACATCATACTTTTTTGGTTAAGAAATGCTTAGGCAAATTATTTTCTCATTGTAAAAATAATATGTGGGAAAATCAGATGGCTATAGGTATGAATCCGTAT